TGTGCACAGGCCTGATTTCACCACGGCGAACCACCCTTCTCTCACCGGCGTTTGGTCCTCATTCTCTACTCCCGCCCTGGTCAAGAACCGCAGACGCAATGGTCCCTCAGGCTTCCGCCGCACGATTCCGAACCACGACCACCGTCCTCGTGCGGAACGCATACGCGACCTCGTTTCCCACCTTGCCCCCGCTCCCATGGACCTCGATGTCTACAGTGACTCGCACCCGGTCTACCATCCGTCCGTTTACGAGATTGGTCGCATACCGGATCCTGTCTCCATCATCATCGAGCCTGGTGACGTCGAACGCAATGTCCCCGATCATCTCGGCAACTTGACGTCATGCTTTAACGGTGAAGGTCAGACGCATGCCCCGGTCAACAGCGCTAGAGACATCCCACTTGCCAACATCAGCTACCGGGAGCGCATTCCCGTCGTCAAGCACCGGCAGGCCGAGACCGCCGACGTACATGAGCGCTCTCGTGCCCTTCTCCGCGCCAGCCGCAAATTCATGCGCATGCGACGCGGTTTTGATGAGGCTTTGTGGGATTCCGCCTCACGCGAGTTCCTTAAGTCGTGGTGTTCAGGCAAGACTATGCGGCAGATCGAGACCGCCCTAGGCAAACGTGACCACGATTGGAACCCGCGTCACATCCCCTACTTCATCAAAGCTTCTACTGTGAAGAAGCTTGGTAAGCGCTTGAAGCCCGCCGGTAAGGTGCAAGTAGTTTCGCCCTACCCTCTTGACTGGGTGTTCTACATCGGTCCCGCCATTCTCTATGTCGAGAAATGTATCGCGCGTGACCTGCTTCCAACTACGTATTGGAATCAGGGTCACTCGGAACAACAGCGCGACGAGTTCCTCGAGAAGTACTGGAAACACGGCCAGGCCATCGCCTGTGACTACACTGCTTGGGACAAGAATGTCGATTTAGCCATGTTGCTCGCCTTTGTTTCGATGTGTCGGACTTACGGTGTGCCTGAGGACATCATCACTGATTTCATCTCCGTCCGCACTAACATGAGCTCCTTCCTCGGCGACGTCGACATTTGCCTTCCCTCCGGTTGTAGATCCACGCTCACCATGAACACATGGTGTAATAACGCTTATTCATGCCTCCGCTTGGCCGTCCCCGCCGGCACTCCCATGATGATGCAGGGCGACGATTCCTTGATCAGTGGATATGCATCTAAGGAAGATTCTGCTACCTGGCACCGCGATCTCAAGCGACTGGTTGCCCCCGAAGCCCGCCGTTACCGGTGGAAGTTTATTGCGAAGCAGGAAACTGGGGACCATCTCGATTTCTGTGGTGATCTCATCGCTGCCGATGGAGTCGGTGTTGACCCCGAGGTCCTTCTTTACCGTGGGTACCTTGCGTTAGCTGATGGTGAGAACAGGGCGGACTTTTACGACTCCTTTGATTACAACCTCCGTCGTTCTGCCCGCCGAGACGATGACCGCACTCTTGC